TTTTCCATATTTTCTTCATCTTGTTGTTTAACGGTTTTCCAAAACTCAAGATATTCTTCAGGAACAGTCTCTCCGTTTTTAGCCGCTCTATTAAGAGCAGCCTCTACTTGAAAGGTATACCTGTCAGGACTTGATGCAATCTTAGTCATGTTTCTTGGTAAGAGTTGCTTGCTTGGTAATTTCATCAAAATCCCAAATCAATGTATCACCAATCTCCCATCCTTGAGACTTCATAAGGTCCTCTGGGAAAGTAAGAACCAAATCGTCAGGATTTTCAGGATCTTCTTCTAAAGGAAGAACCCATGATGTTCTTGCTGCTTGCTCATTCGCAACCAACTCAACTTCTGTTACATTATCAACCCTAAAACTACGCCAGGCTTTAATATCAGTACACCATACCCGAAGTGTGTCTGGTTTCTTTTCTTTGACTACCACTGGTTTGTCAGTTTCAACAACTTCAGGTAGCATTGATGGCATCAAAGTACAGGGCATAACCCTAACTTCACCATCAACTTTGGTAAAGGCAACAATACAAAGATTTTCTACAAGAGCATCTTTGATTATCTTGTTTTTTGCAGTAATATCAAGTGTAGTCCATTCGGACAGATCAAGGTTTGTCATCATAATTATTCCTTAGTGCGTCTAATACCATATCTTGAGACTTGTGTTTTGCTTCATCAAATTCTGCTTCTACTATAGCAGGAGTCAATGCTAAAATCAAGTCAGAAAATGCCCTTTTTCCTGATTCACTCCATGCTACATATCGTGATCCAGGAACACCGCTTGAATAAAAGTATTCACGATCATTCATAAGTGCAGTCAATCCACCATATAGTGCAGTTCTTATAGCATTTTGATCCATTACAGTTTTTCACCAGTTACAAACCCACGGAAGTGCAAGAATCGTGGAAAGCGCAATGAATATGTACCGTCTTGGTTTTGTGTTACAGCATCAGCCCTTACTTCAACAATTTGACCAATAATGCTAGCACGATTATTCCAAAACTCAATTCTATCAGCATCGCTAAAGCCACTACCGACATTGACGATAATCTCTTTTCCGTCATCCACCCCAGAACAAACAAATGCTCCCAGGCGTCCGATATTACGGCCAGTACCTTCTTCAACATCTGTCACCTCCAATGATACTTCAATGAAAGGTTTCAGCTTTAGCCAGTTAACTGAACGCTTGCACTCATAAACACCCAGCGGATCCTTCAACATAATCCCCTCATATCCACCAGCTATAGCTTTCGCATTGATTTCTTTGTACTTTGATTGCCCCTCTGCGGTATCCAGATCAATCAATTCATTGTCCAATACTGCAACATTAGGAGTTTCCTCAGACCAAAGGTCTTTCCATGCTTGCACCTTGGCAGTTCGTTCTTCTTGAGTCTTGCCATACTTGCCTTGCTCAAACTTATCAAGTGGGATCAGATCAAACACATACAAAACAGCATCATTAGCAGTAACATCACTCTTTCGGTGTATCTGCTTCATCAAGTCCTGGAAACTAGAACTCATTACTTCACCATCAAACACAACAGGCTCAGTAATACCAGTACAAGTAGCCTTAAACTGTTCCTTGATATGTGGAAAGTTTACTAATTCTTTACCATTTCGGCTGAATTGATTAACTCGCCCATCAGGGTATACAATTGTTAGTACTCTAACACCATCTAGCTTTACTTCAACTAGTTTCTTTCCTACGACCTTAGTTTCATGATTGGCACTATCATGCGCCAACTGACAAGTAAATACTGGGATACTGAATTGTGGAAAATTCTTAGCACATACCCGATTCACAGTGCCTTCAGTAAATCCAGCCCGCATATCCTTAATAAGGATTCTACGATACCATCCATTCCATTCTTTCTTAGTGGCTGACTTCATCATTGCTTGGATCATATCCCTAGCTGTGTTACCGGTAACTTGACGTGTAACAAAGCCAGTAAGAGCGAGAGTAAAACTATCCCAAGCTAACCCAGCACCATCTTCATCTGTTTTCTCCGGAACTTGTTTAATACCAAAGGTAATCATAGAATCCAATGCCAAGCGAAGCCCAGCAAAGAATTCATGGTTATCAGCTAGTGCTTCACGCTCAATAATTTCTTCTTTATCAAGCCGACTTGGATGAGATTCAATTTCAGCAATAATATGATTCATTTTATGCAATTTCAGTTTGAGTAAGGACTTGTTCAGTGAACACCACGCCGCCATATGCTTGTTTATAGCACTCGGCACACTCTTTAATATAGAATTGAAACACTTGCCCGGCACTTGTAACCAATGTGTATTGCATGTGTATGTCCGTTGTCTACTATGAATACAGTATACCACCTTATCGGGTGGATGTCAAGCAATTTTTACATTAATAAAAAGTCTGATTGGACATTTTAGCAGATAGGCTTTTTTGCCGATTTAAAGAAGATGGGGTTCCAGTGCCAGATTCATCATGAGTGAATATACCATACAGTTTAAATATTTTGGTATCTGTTCCAGACATAGTATATAGTATACTAATATCTCTGGTAAGTTTAGAATGTAGTTTACCACTGAGAGGACCGTGAGTAAAAGGATAATCGCTATTACCAAATTTAGATAAAGGATTTTCTGATTTAAATTCCAAGAATGATTTATAGGTAGACTCAACGCCAGGATCTTTAATATGTTTATTCAAAGTTTCTTTAAATAAATCACAAAATAAAAATAAAACTTGAGGCATATTATGCCTTAATTCCCAAAGACTCCATGTGTGCAATAAGTTCTTTGGCCGTCATTGGTTCTGACCACTTATTGTCAGTATCAGTTTCCAATACCTTTACAACATCCTCAGTGAGTAATCCAGTATCATTTTGTCTACGAACCTCTTCGTACAGATCCGATTTAATAATTTCGTTAGTTTTCATAGAATTATTTATGAATTAATGGGAATTCAATGCTGGGATGAATTCATAAACCAACGCTCGTTCACGCACATGAGCAGCAGCCCGACCACGAACAACTTCCAGCAAGCCATAAGTGAATGATTCTACGCCAAACTCACGAATAGATTCGCACAATGCCCAGCTTTTGTTCTCAGTCAATGCACGACGGATATGCTTTTGGACACGGACCTTCAGTGCCTTTTCAACTTGGCGGCCGCACACAGTGATACCAACATACTGTTCGTTTGTAACAGTATTGGTGATGCAGTAGACTGCATGGTTGGTGTCGTTGCGACGCCTGCGAGTGCTTTTCTTCATTTCCATAAAGAAATTATAACACTGTGTGTTGGTACTGTCAACCGAAACCGTCGTTTTTCCGCAACTAAAAGGCAGATTTTCCGTTGTTTTTTGACAACAAAGGATAGAAATCTGCTTGTTTTTCACCCTCAATGTATGGTATGTGCTGGTTGGAACCTATCCGGGTCATTTATGCCTAAAACCTCAAATAGTTTTAGCATTAGCTCAGAGGGGTCAGCGAACATTTCATCTGGTCCGAATAATGATTTTAGATTACCATTAATATCCAGGAGAATTCCACAATCAGTATCTTCAATTTCATGAGTTTTAGTTTCATAGAAATCTTTCATGGCTGATTCAATATCTTCACTTGTAGTTCGTTTTGACATAATAATCTCCTGTGATAATGTATTTAAGTTATATACAGCGATATAATATAATCACTTAAACAAGATCAAACTCATGATAACAGTTTGAGCAGCGAATCCTAAACAAATAGTAGCAGTATAAAGACTATTACGATCAATCAATGCTTTGAAGAACATCGCAATAAGAGCGCACCATACAAATAACATAAGATCAACTGGGGGTAGTTTATCACTTTTACCTAGTAATACTGCTAATAATGTTGGCACACTAGACAGATGTAATAGAATAATAGTAAACCATCCTAATGTATGGGCACTAATTTTACCTAGATGTTCTTTAACGAAATGAGTAAGAGTAGCAGGAATTTGTTTAATTTGATTGAGTATTAGATTTTGCATGATATATTATTTGTAAAAAATGTGGTGACCGATTTGTGTAATCTTTTCTTTTTTCCAACCAGGATTTATATAATCAGCGTGATAATATAAAGCGGTCTTTAGACTAGGTAATTCAAATTTCTCAAGTAGAACCTTTTTTGCTACAATCATACTTTCATCATACGATGCCGTATTGATTGGTTTAACTGTTGCTGCACGATCACAATACCAACTGAATTGGCAGACAATTTTCTCATAGAAAATATTCTTTTGATAGATAACCTTACAAAGATCATCTGGGAAGATGCCGCTACGCAAACGATTCATCGTTACTTGTGCAACTGCCACTTTACCTTCAAATGGTTCATTGCCTGCTTCGTAATATATATTTTTAGCTAGGCATACTAATTGTCTTTCTCTTAGTTGAGTAGTTACCTCAGTGGGGCTGAGATTTTCTATGTTATCAAACTTTGTATTAACGACCCAAGTTAACAGACTAGCAGATAAGTATAATCCGATTGCCGTTAGAATAGCACAAACCAATATGATTAATGCTGTTACATCAGGCACCTGTTTTTTGTTGCTTATTGCAATATGTTTCACTTTCTTCTCCTTAAATTTTTAGAGGTAGAATTTACTACAGACTGCTTAGTTTATCATAGATCAATGATAGAGTCAAGCAATAAGGAAGCCTACCTGTTGAATGAGTACTCTATGCTAGAGTTGATGCGAATGCGATCGGATTAAAAGTTGTATAGGTTTTGACATTATTCTTGGCTAAGGTCGCCAAATTACGCCCTTCTTCCAATGAAGCACTTATAGACTGGCCGTAAATATCATTGGTAGCCATCATTGCTAAGTGATTTCCTATTCCCAATTCCATTGGGTCATCAGAAAAGCTATGTAGTTGGGATGCTAATGCTGTTGTATTTTGTACACTATTCGCAACCGTCGTTACATCTATTCCTGCTAAAACCATGTTTCTTTTTTCATTGGTCAACTGAACCACACACTTTTGAAATACTTCGTTTCCAGCCGTAATAGCATTCTGTAATGTAATATTAGAAGAAGAAGTTATTCCGGAACTTGCAATAGTTATA